GACGGGAGGGGCGCATGAGCCTCCGCCTCGTCACCGCCGCGATGCGGCTCTCGACCGCGATCGCCAAGACCACCATGTGCGTGCTGGGGCCAAGCGGCTCCGGCAAGACCTCCCTGATGAAGGCGCTGCCCGGCAAGGACACGCTCTGCCTCGACTTCGAGGCGGGTCTCATGTCGGTGCAGGACTGGGATGGCGACAGCATCCCGATCCGCAGCTTCGAGGACGCGCGCGACATCGCTTGCCTCATTGGCGGCGTGAACCCGGCTGCCGATCCGCAAGGGTACTATTCCGAGGGGCACCATGCCCATGTCGTGAAGACCTATCCCGATCTCGCCGCCATGGTGTCTGCCAAGCGGTACATCTTCGTCGACTCGATCACCGACCTGTCGCGTCAGGCGATGGCCTGGTCGAAGCAGCAGCCGGAGGCCATCTCGGAACGGACCGGCAAGCCCGACGTACGTGGTGCCTATGGGCTTCTTGCCCGCGAAATGATCACGCTGCTGAAGCACCTGCAGCATGCCGAGGGCAAGACCACGATCTTCGTCGGCATCCTCGAGCAGATCACCGACGAGTTCGGCCGCGCCACATGGCAGCCGCAGCTCGAGGGCGGAAAGGTCGCCCGGGAATTGCCCGGCATCGTCGACCAGGTCGCGACCTTGAGCCTCTTCGAACCCGAGGGCGACGGTTGGCGGCACGATCCTGCGAAGGGGCGCACCCGCCGCCTCGTCTGCCAGACCGTGAACCCTTTTGGCCTCCCCGCAAAAGACCGATCCGGCAGGCTCGCCGTCACCGAGCCCGCAGATCTCGCCGCCCTTCTCACCAAGATCCACGCACCCAGGAAAGGTTGAAGCCATGACCTATGACATGAACGACGTGCAGCCGCAGATCGCCACCGACATCATCCCGGATGGCACGTTTGCCAAGATCACCATGATCTTCAAGCCGGGCACCATCGACGGCGCCAGCCCGGCCGATGCGAAACTGCTCAAACACTCCAATTCTCCCGGCAGCGACGTGCAGCAGATCGATGCCGAGTTCACGGTAGCCGAGGGCCTCTATGCACGGCGCAAGTTCTGGCAGTTCTTCACTGTGCTGGGCGGCAAGACCGACGAGCAGGGCGTGTCCATTGGCTGGAAGATCACCAAGTCGGCGTTCCGCTCCATGATCGACAGCGCGCTGGGGCTCGATCCCCAGGATATGAGCGAGGGCGCGAAGGCACGACGGCTTCTCGAGGGGCTCTCGCAGATGTCGGGCATCACATTCGTCGGCAAGATCAAGGTCGAGCCGAGCGACAACCCGCGCTACGCGGACCGCAACCGGCTTGACCGCGTCGTGCTGCCGAATGAGCCGGAATGGCAGAAGGTCATGAACGGCGAGCACGTGCCCCCCGCACCTTCGTCAAAGCCGCGTCCGGCCGCAAAGACAGAAACGGCACCGGCATGGGGGCAGGGCATCGCCCCAGCGCCTGCTGCTGCAAAGCCCGCGTGGAGCGGCACCCTCGGCGCCAGTACGCCCGCGCAGCCCGCTGCCTCACCGGCACCCGTTCCGCAGGCTGCTCCGGCTCCCGCACCGGCACCGACTGCGAAGCCCGGTCCGGCATGGCTGGCCGGCTGAGGCCACCTCAATGACGGATGACGAATGGCAGGCCCACGTGACGCGCGAAGCGGCAAGGGAGATCGGCGCATGGCTGGAAGCAAGAGGAAGGCTCGACCGTCCTATAAGCTCGCTCAGCCTGCGCGATCTCGAGGCGATGGCGGACAACGCCATCTCCCGCTTCATCGTCCTGGCCTCGCGTCGGATCAGGGAGAAGCCGGAAAGTTCCGGCGCCCTGACCAGTCTGCTCTTGGCCGGATAGTCCCATGCACCCTCTGCGGCAGGCAGGCCCGCGGCTTCGGCTTCTGCCTGTCGCTCCGTTACGACCTCTATCCCTTTCACCGCTTCTGCTCGCTGCGCTGCCTCAACCTCGGCTCCGCGCTCGCAATGGAGAACAACGGCATGATCGACAAGACCGACATGGAAAAGCGCGCCATCGCCGATGCGCGCCACTTCCTCGCGGAGGTGCTGAACGAGATGGATCTGATGGATCCGTTTCTCAACCGCACCACGGAGGAGATCGACCGCATCATCGAGGCCTGCGTCGACGGCTTCCAGGATTCGATGCTGCGTCAGTCCAACCGCGGCGAAATTCCATACTGAGGCCCGCGATGATGATCGATCTCAATCACGAATCCGGCTTTGTCTATGGCGGCACAATCCCGCCATTGAGCTCACGCGTCAATGCGCTGATCGACCGCGCGCTGGTGGCGCAGCATGAGGCGCAGCCGAAGCGCAGCTATCTGGGTGGCAGCCGTATCGGCGAGGCCTGCAGCCGCCGCCTCGTCTACGAATACACCCACACGCCGCATGATCCGGACAAGGCCTTCTCCGGTCAGACGCTCCGGATCTTCGCGGCGGGGCATCAGTTCGAGGAACTGTCCATCCGCTGGCACAAGGCCGCGGGCTTCGATCTGCTGACCCAGCGCCGCGACGGTGGCCAGTTCGGCTTCGAGACGGCGGGCGGGCGGATCAAGGGCCACATCGACGGCGTCATCGTCGGGGGGCCTGATATTGGTATCACCTGGCCCGCGCTCTTCGAACACAAGGCCCTCAAGGCAAAATCGTGGACCGACGTGGTGAAGCGCGGCGTCGAGCTGTCGAAGCCCGTCTATTACGCCCAGCTGCAGCTTTACATGGCCTACATGGAGCTGGACGTCGCGCTGTTCACCTGCCTCAACAAGGATACGCAGGAACTCCATCACGAGAAGGTGGGCTTTCTTCCGCACATCGCGCAGGGACTCTCCGACAAGGCCGTCGAGATCATCCGCGCCGCAGAGGCCAATGACCTGCCGCCGCGCATCGCCGCGAGTTCCGACTTCCATGTCTGCCGCTTCTGCCCGTTTCACACCACCTGCTGGGAGAGAAACCCATGAAGGTCCCCATGGCTTATGAACTCAAGCGTATCGTCTCCACGCATGGGCACAAGTTCTGGCGCAACGAGACGCTGCGCGGAATCGCGGTCGCTCCCGTCTACGTGTTTGCCGATCAGTCCGCGTTCGATGCCGATGACATCGAGCACGCCGCCATGCGCCGCATGTTCGATCCGCTGCGCCTGCCTCATGCCGAAGTCATCTTCGAGGTCCAGGACCAGACCGGAGAACGGGAGTCACATCTTGTCTATGCGCGGCAGTGTGGCGAACACATCGAAGGCGTCTATCTCTACAAAATCGGAACTGGGAAAGGGTGGACCGATGTTCTCGCCGATGTGACGCTGCATCAGGGAGGAGCTGCCGAGGTTGAAACACATCCCGCGGCCAGCGAAGAGGCCCGGCAGATCTACCCCGTGGTTGCCACCGGCATCATCTGGCGCGCGCTGGCGATCCTGTCCGCCGAACATGTCGTGGAGCGCCAGGCCGTACCGCTGATGCGGCGACGCAAGCTGGCGCGCGCGGGGGTGACGGGCTGGGACTGGAACCTTGTGAGCTTCAATCCGGCGGAGCTGAAGCCGAAGTCGCCGCCACTCGGCGGAACCCATGCAACGCCCCGCTGGCACATCCGCCGCGGCCACTGGCGCAGTCTGGCCGATGGCCGACGCGTCTTCGTGCGCGAATGCGAGGTCGGCGACAAGCCGCGCGGCGGCGTGGTCAAGGATTACGAGGTGGCGGCATGACGAACGGCTTCACCCCCTCCGACGCACAGGCGCGCGCCATCGCCGAAATCCGCGACTGGTATCTTAACCGGCGTCATATTCAGCAGGTGTTTCGCTTCTTTGGGTATGCCGGAAGCGGCAAGAGTACCATCACGCGTTACGTAATCGAGGCGCTTGGCCTTGCCGTGAACAGCAAAGGCAGCTGGGGCGGGGTGCAGTTCGCCGCCTTCACGGGCAAGGCCGCACTGGTGATGACGCGGAAAGGTACCCCTGCCTCCACTATCCACAGCCTCATCTACCGCGTTTCCGAGGCAACCGAGGAGGAAATCGAGCGCGTCGAAAAGGAACTGGCGCAGCTCAAGGCCGGGTTGTTCCTGATGGGCCCCGGCGAGCTCGCCTTCGTGCGGAGCCAGATCGCCCGGCTGGAGCTGCGCCTCGCGCATATCCATGAGCCGCGCTTCGTCCTCAACAGCCAGTCACTGGTGCGCGATTGCGACCTGATCGTGCTCGACGAGGTATCGATGGTTGGAGAGGAGATGGCCAATGATCTCCTCGCCTTCGGCAAGCCCATCCTGGTGCTGGGCGACCCCGGACAGCTGCCACCCATCCATGGCGAAGGCGCCTTCACCAATGTGGCCCCGGACGTGATGCTCGACGAAATCCACCGCCAGGCGGAGGGCAGCGCCATTCTGCGGCTGGCCACCATGGCGCGCCAGGGCCTGCCGATCGATTACGGCGCCTATGACGAGCATGTCTGGAAGATGCCGCGGCGCGACGTGAGCCCGGAACAGATGCTGAAGGGCGGGCAGGTGCTGTGCGGATCGAACTCCACGCGGCGCGGGCTTAACATGTCGATGAAGCGGGCGGCTGGCTTCTTGCACGACCTTCCGACCGGCTCGGGCGAGAAGATCATCTGCCTCAAGAACCGCCACGACCTCGGTCTCATCAATGGCATGTTCCTCTCCCTGAGCGATGTGCACCATGACGCGCGGAACGAGCACTCCTTCAGCGCTTCCGTGCGTACGGAAGATGGGCAGGAGATCTCGGGCCGACAGCACTTCTGGCGCGGCGAATATGACGACCACATCGTCTTCGACCGGGACCGCGGCCGCCGCGATGCGCATATGCGGCGAACCCTCGTCGAGACCAGCTGGGGTTATGCCATCACCGTCCACAAGTCGCAGGGGAGCTCCTGGGACAACGTGGTCCTCTTCGATGACGGTTTCGGCCGCACGGCCATCGACCGCAACCGCTGGCTCTACACCGCCATCACGCGGGCCGAGAAAGGCCTGGTGATCCTGTCATGAACCAGCGCGTGATGAAAAAACAGATCCTGCAGGCTCGCTTCACGGGAAGATTGCAATGAGCGTCACCGTCATCGACTTCAATGATGTCGAGCCGCTGCGCCCGCCACGTCAGGCGCATTATGACATCGATCTGATCGTGAGGCGGCTGCGCGACACGGCGGAGAGTTGGGTGCCGCGGCTGTTTCCGAACGGCCGCCGCGTCGGCGACGTATGGCGGCTCGCCAACATCCATGGCGACGCGCCACGCAAGAACGGCTCCTGCGTCATCAGTCTGAAAGGTCCGCATGCCGGCGACTGGCACGAGTTTGACGGCGAGCAGGGCGGGGGACCGATCAGCGCCATTCAGCACGCCACCGGTCTCGATGGCGCGGCGCTCATCGTCGAGGCGGCGGAGATCGCCGGCGTGGCGCCAGGTGCGCCGGAGCGCAAGGCGCCGCCGGCCGCCGGAGGCGTTTCGCCCGCTGCAAGCAAGCGTGACGCCACGCAGGAGATCGCCCATATCCTGTCAGGGGCGCTGCCCGTCGCCGGTACGGCGGCCGACCGTTATCTCGCGGCGCGCGGGCTTGCCGCGCCTTCGGCGGCTGACCTGCAGTTCCATCCGGACCTGACCCACTGGGACACGAGATCCGGTTACGCCGCCATGCTGGGCCTCGTGCGCGACCGCTCAGGCGAAATCATCGGCCTGCACCGCACATATATGAGTGAGCAGGCCGACGGGTCCGTCACCAAGGCGGCCGTTGCCAAGCCGCGCATGATGCTGGGAAAGATTGCGGGCGGCGCCGTACGGCTGGGCGCTTTCACCGGCGAGACGGCTCTCGGCATCTGCGAAGGGATAGAAACTGGCCTGGCTGTTATGAAGGCGTGCCCCGGCCTTGCCGTCTGGGCCACGCTGTCCACCTCCGGCCTTGAGCAGGTGCAACTGCCGCCGGAAGCGAAGCGCGTCATCATCCTTGCCGACCATGACGAATCCGGTGCCGGCCTTCGCGCCGCCGAAACCGCCGCGCGGCGGTTGCGCATGGAGGGCAGGGAGGCGGTCATCGCGCTGCCGCCCGTTGCGGGTCAGGACTTCAACGACCTGCTCCTCGCATCGGGGCCGCAGGCCGTCATGGAGGCCATCACCACCGCGCTGCCAAAGCCGGAAGAGGCCACTCCGGAGATTGGCCAGCACCGGCCAGTGAACTTTTTGCGCGACGCGAAGGAAGTTCCCGTCATGCGCGCCGACGAAGGCGACCTCGCCCGCGCGGTGGAGCGGACATGGGCGCTGCTGCTGGCCTCCAACCGGACGCCCTGGCTGTTCCGCTACGCAGGCATTCCGACCTGGGTGGTGCCCGACGACGAGGGCCGTCCCGTCGCCGCAACGCTGACCGAGGACCGCCTGCGCCACATGCTGGCCCGGCTCGCCCGCTGGGTGCGCGGGAACGCCAAGGGCGAGATGATGCCCGCGCCGCCGCCGGTCGCGGCCGTCAAGTCCGTGCTCGCCACGCCCGATCCCGGCCTGCCGGTGCTGATGGGCATCGTTAACACGCCCGTCTTCGGCCGCAACGGCAAGCTGCTCACCAGCCCCGGCTATCACCCCGATGCGCGGCTGCTCTATCAGCCAGCACCCGGCTTCACCGTTCCCGAGATCCCGGAACGCCCAACGGCGCAACAGATTGCCGAGGCCCGCAAGCTCATCTGCGAGGACCTGCTCGGCGACTTCCCCTTCGTCGGCGCCCCCGAAATGGCGCACTGCGTGGCGTTGCTGCTCTTGGGGTTTGTGCGCTCCATGATCGACGGCCCCACGCCGCTGCATCTGATCGAGAAGCCCACCCCCGGCACCGGCGCCACGCTCATGGTCGACTCCATCTCGACCATTCTCACCGGCAGCGGCGTCAGCGTCATGACGGAAGGCCGTGATGACGAGGAATGGCGCAAGCGCGTTACCGCCAAGCTCCGCCAGGTGCCGTCCATCCTGCTGATCGACAATCTGCGCAGCAAGCTCGACAGCTCCGCCGTCGCCGCCGCCCTCACAGCACCCTTCTGGGAGGACCGCATCCTCGGCGCCTCCGAGATGGCCCGCCTGCCCATCCGCTGCGTGTGGATCGCCACCGGCAACAATCCGGAGTTCTCCAACGAGATGGCGCGCCGCCTCGTGCGCATCCGTCTCGATGCCCACCTCGAGCGGCCGTGGCAGCGTGCCGAGTTCCGCCATCCCGATCTCAACACCTGGGTGCGCGCCAACCGCGCGCGCCTTGTGGCGGCCTGCCTGACCCTCTGCCAGGCATGGATCGCGGACGGACGGCCGCGCGGTCAGAAGACCATCGGCTCCTACGAGAACTGGGCCGGCGTCATCGGCGGCATCCTGGAAACCGCCGGCATCCCCGGCTTCCTCGGGAACATCGAGGAGATGATGGCGGCGGCGGATGCGGAGGGAGGCGCATGGGGTGCCTTTATCGGCAACTGGTGGGACCGTTTCGGCACAGCAGAGGTTGCCGCAGCCGACCTCGTGGACATCGCCAATGCCTCCGACCCGCGGGTACCTGTCGGCCGCACTGGCAAGCCCATCGAAGCCGCCGAACTCGGCCGCGGCATCAGCCGCATGCGCGACCGGATTTTCGATCTGGAGGGCCGGAGGGTGCAGCTGCTGTTCTCCCGCATGATGCGGCGTTCCCAGCGCTGGGTGCTGACCCTACGGCAAGAAACTGATCACGAACACAAT